CCGGGCGGGACCGTCCTCGCTAGAGCAGGGAATTTTCGAGTTGTTGTTAGCGGCGGGATCGGACCGCTCGTGACGGATGTCTTTGCGTTCAGAGTGGGCTGCACGGCCGTTGTCGCTCCAGCATCGATCGTGGTGACGTTCAACGTGCCAGCGCCAAGCACAAACTACTCGGTTGTCTCGGGTGGTGGAATTGCGATAGTCGGCGGGGCGCCGGCAGACGGAATATGGGCCGATATAGCCGTCGGCAACAAGACGGTCAACGGATTCACAATCGCATTCTTTGCAAGCGCCCTTGCCCCAAATATCGGGGATGTGTACTTCGATTTTGCCGTGATCGGATGATGCCATGACTTGCTCAAAGTGCAACTGCTCACCCTGCGCGTGCTCTCCTGCGGTATTCAATCAGCCTCAGATCGTCGGCGGTGTGCTCGACGGATCGACGCTGAACGGGCCGATGATCAATGGCGGGCAGGCGAGCAACCTGACGCTGAACGGCGCGCAGATCGACTGCACGAGCCGCGTCTGCACGCAGCCTCCGGGGATCTGCGATGGCTCGATCGCGAGCACTGCCTTCGTGTGCACGGCGATCTCCAATGCGATCAGCGGCGCGAATCCCGCTTTCTGCGATGCGGTGTCGAATTGCCTGCTTTCCATCTCGGATTCTCTCTGCCCGACGGTTTTCACGTGCATCAACACGACGAACGGGATCATCAACAACGTGGCGGCGTTCGGTCCGGGATCCTACGCGACGCAAGCGGATTGGGGCGTCACGCGCTACGCGACGAAGTCGGAGCTTGAGCAGGCGATCTGTGGGGTCTCGTTCGAGCCCTGCACGCTGCGCGAGTTTTTCCTCTTCCCGAATCTGGCCTCCCCGCTCTGGATGGCCTTCTCGTCCGCAGTTGCGGCATCCTCGACTGCGGTCCTGAACAATGCGGCGCTCACCGGCACGCCCACCGCACCGACGGCTGCGGCCGGAACAAACTCGACGCAGATCGCGACGACTGCCTTCGTCAACACCGCGATCAACAACGCGATCAGCGCGGCGAACCCGGCGTTCTGCGCTGCGGTGGCGGCCTGTTCTGGCGGCGGTTCGTGCTCGGACGTCACGAACCTGTTCGCGACCGCAGGAGGGAATCCGGGCGCCGGCGTAGGGTTCCTCGGAAACGACTGCATGAGCTACACCGCCGCGCAGATCGTCGCGGCCGGTGGTGGTGGTGGTGGCGGGGCGACACTTGTTGTCAAGGGAGTCACACAGTTAAATGGCAACGGCGATATTGTTTTTCCTTCGGTCCTAATAGGCTGCACCTTCGACGTGTTCTTGCGACGAGTGACGTTCACCGTGCCGTTCGCAAACAACTCATACCAAGTGTTTCTCACGATAACCAATGGGACAGGAGACTTTTTCATCATTAACCAGACGTCAACCAGTTTCGATTTCAGCGAACCACCGGGGGGCGGCGCAGTAGATGGGATCTATTGGGAGATTTACCAATGAACGCATTCGACGATCAGCATCTCGCGCGAGCGTTGAAGGAGAACGTGGGGCTCTTCAGAGCCCTCAAGGATCACTTCGTAGGTCGGCGTGATCAGCGTCGAGAACAATCTGAAGCCTCGCAAGGCGAAGCGGCGGTAGTCATGCGAGGTCGCTGTCAGGAACTCACCGCCATCATCAACGAGCTTTTCAAGGAGGCAAAATGAAGTACGGCTACTCCATGCAACCGATGGGGAACAAGGGCACGTCCGGCTTGCCGGCGGACGCTCAGCGGTCAACGCAACTGACGAATCCGCAGCAGGCGCACGCGTCCTGCTTCGGGGTTCCGGCGGTGATCACCACCCCGTATCCCGGCACGACCTTCAGGAACACCGGCCCCTACGCCGGCCACTGATGGCCACCATCCACAAGGGGTGCCCACTCTGCGAAGCAATGCAGGAGGCACTGGAGGAGGGAACGATGCACGCGCCGATGTACGCAAGCGACATGGGTCGCCCCGGCTCGGCGTGGCGCTCGCTCCCTGCCAACATGCCAGTTCCTCCGGCGCAAAGTCCGTCGTTGCAAAACGTCGGTCTCGCGACGCAGGTTCGGGCGTACCCCGAAGTCCCGGAGGTTCGACCGCTGGAGATCAGCGGCCGAGTCCGGTAGCAATCAACCACTGACCGTCGGCACCGCGAGGCCCGACAAAGAGAGGATCAAATGGCAAAGCCGAAAAACCCGCAACCCAATCATCCGTTCCATGACGCTGCATCCGCAATCGAACAGGAAATCGAGAGCCATGCCGCTCCGCTCGCGCCCGGTGATCACCCGGCGCCAGTGGCACCCGTGCCACCAGTGACCCCGGAGCCGCATGTCCCTACCCCGCTGCCTGCTTCAACGCCTGCCCAACCGCAGCCCGAGAAGTTGCCAGCGGAAGTCGAGACCGCGATGGCGAGAATGCAGGGATACGTCGACACGATGATGGGGCGCGTCGAGAAGTTGAACACGGATCTCACCGATGAGCGCACGCGTAACGCGACGCTCGCGGCGAACGTGGACTTCGTCACCCAGAGAGCTAACGAAAAGAATGCGGAGTACGAGCGAGTGATCGCCCGGAACCGTGAGCTTGAGCAGGCTCTCGAAGTGAACGACGCGGCGAGGGGGTTTTCGTCGGATCTGGTGGACAAGGATCAATTCGCAGAGATCTTCCGAGGGCTCGCTCCGCATCTCAAGCGGCGCGATGAACTGATCGATTCCCTCAACCAGCGCAATGCCGCGCTGGAGAAGCGTCTCGACGATGTCGCCAGTGCTGTTCCGGCGGAAGTCGCCAAGCTCGATCAGAAGTGGGTCGACAGGCAGGTGCTTCGCTCCACACCGGAGATCACCAGCATGCTCCAGTCCCCTGCCGGCAAGGACTTTCTTGCTCAGCGCATCCCCGGCTCGCGCCGGACGCGCATGCAGGAGCTTCAAGACGCCTACAGGGATGGCGATGACGAGTTCATCAAAGGGCTCGTTGCCGACTGGAAACGCGTTGGCGCACCGGTGGAAGTGCCGAATGCAGATCCTCCGCGCACGATTCTGAACGAAGTCCCACGTCCTGCTGTTCCAGAGCAGCCGATCTCCGACGAGCAAGTCTCGGCGGCGTTTCAGGATGTTCTGGCGGGCAGGATGACTCGCAAACAATTCACCGCCATCACCGCAGCGCAAGCCAAGCAGGTAGCGAACGGGATGGGCCGATAGGAGGTCACTGTGCCAGACATCACACAAGCATCGGGCTGGAATTCACTGGAGGACAGCCCGCTCGGTCGGCGCAAGTACGCGCGCACGATCGCCTACAACTACCACTGCGACGGGATCTTCTCGCTCTTCGCAAACTCCGAATACAACAAGGAGATCGACTACTGCAATCAGGAATTGCAGTTCGTCCGTTCCTTCGAGTTGGAGTTCATGCCCTACGAGAAGAACGAGACCGGGGTGACCCAGAACGCCACTCCCGACGCCTTCTGCTTCCGCATCTGCGATGCCGCCTACATCCGCGTCAAGGTCGACGAACTGGATGAGCGCTTCCTGTGCGAGCGGTGGGCGATGTGGAAGGAGATGTTCGACGTCGCCACGACTCGTGCGTGGGATCGCCTGCTCTCGACGGACGTCATGAAGCGGCTTCCGTTCTACGCCTCGCCCACGAACAAGGGCGCGACGGCGGGAGCGAAGTCCGGGAACGTGAACCTCGGTGCGCCCGGCGCCCCGGTGGTCATCGACTCGAACAACATCGTCAGCGAGATCGCGAAGCTGAATCAAGTGCTGACCGAGTCGTGCGCGTGGCAGAAGGGGAAGATGATTCTCCTGATGCCGCCGTCCATCGGCCCGGTCCTCATGGACTCGAAGCTCGCGAACGCGCTCCAGATGGGCCAGTGCGTCGACTGCTCCCCGCTCATGACGGGGGAGTGGTATCGCAACATGATGGGGTGGGACTTCGTCATCACGAACTACCAGTGCACGGGCTTCGACGCCACCGCGAACCGGTCGGTGTTCTACGTCACGGCGCTGAATCGTGACGCGCTGCTGTTCGGGCAAAACCTGATCATCACGCGCACCCGGCAGGGCGACGGGTTCTACAAGCTGCTCGAAGTCCTCGGCGTGTGGGGCCACAAGCCCGTGCACCCGGATGGCTTCGCGATCGGCTACTGGTCGGTCGGCGCCTGAGTTCACTGACGCCGCGCGAGGCGTAAACCTCCCGGTCGAGTCGCGCATCTCGGCTGATTATGATGGAGACGAAAGATGCCTGACGTACAACTGTGGGAAGGTGGCCGAGCGAGATCGCCCGGCGTGGATTGCGGTGGTTGCAAGGAGAATCTGTACCCTGCTCCGCATCGCATGGCGGCTCACCGTCGCCGCGCACCCTACAACATGGGTGGTGCGGTCGACGTGGTCTGCGATCCCCGCAATCGCGACTGCTTTTGCCAACTGGAGGCCGACGACATCGTCTGGCTGGCGCTCGTTCCCGAGGACGCATACTTCGAGGGGATCCGGGTCAAGGTCGTCGACGGTGACGCGGGCGGCGTGGTGTTCAGTGTCGTTGCCGAGGAGATCAACCTCGACGACGGCGCCGTCATCGCGCCGGTCGTGCTCGCCGGTGTCGCAGGTCTGGTGACGGTGGCTCCGCTGGCAGTGAGTTCGCTGCTCGCGACGCCGTTCTACACCAACCCGTACACAGCCGGCGTTCGTGCCGGCGTGCGCGTGGGGCTTCAGTTCACCGCGATTCCGCAAGGGGGCTTCTGCGACTATCAAGGTCGCATCGAGCTTACCGCGCTCGCGCGTGATCTGGAGACTGCGCAAATCGCCGACTGCCGGCTGAACGGGTCTTGCGTCATCAACAACCCGTAACCCCGGGAAGGGGTCTGTGAAGCAACCTCGGCGGCTTCGGCCGCCGGGGTTTACCAGAAGGAGAACTATAGATGGCTGACCAAGTCCCCAAGATCAAAGTGATGGGCGTGAGCACACCGCGCCCGGAGGACGGTGATCTCCCCGGCTACAGGCCGAAGAAGATCATCGAGCGCGCGCCCTTCGTGAAGGATGCGCACGGATTCATCTGGCAGTGGGAACCGTGGATGCACGATCTCGGCGACGTGCTCGAACCGTGTTGGGAGGCGCCACCGATGCCAAAGATCATGGTGGCCACGAGCCCGATGGACATCGCCGCCTACGGCAAGCAACTGCCGCAGAACGGCCAGAGCCCGGACCGCAGGCCGAAAGTGACGCGAGGCAAGAAGCGCAAGGGCGGCCGCAAACCCAAGCCGAAGGAGCCTTACAGTGCCGACGCTGGAACAGGCGCTCGAACAGTCTGATCGAGACCTGAAGGACTTCGGGCCGGTCAGGCAATTCGTCAACTACCCGCGCGAACTCCTCCTTCAGTGGTACAACGACGGGCTCTGCCTGCTCGGCAGGCTGCGCCCGGACGTGTTCGCGCGCCCGCGAATCGTCACGCTCAGCCCGGGCGCCGAGCAGCAGGTCGAGGACTGCTCGGTGTTCGGCTCTGCGGTGGCTCAGGTTCATCCGGACGGCCGCGACACGCCGATCCGGCGCACGTCCTACCTTGCGGGGCAGGCGTGGACGAAACCCTCCTGTCGTCGGCCGAGCGACCCGTACACCGTGCAGGGGTATCGCTTCGACCCGACGCAGAAAACGACCTTCTACGTCGAGCCTCCGGTCCCTCCGGGCAAGGAGGTCAAGGTCAAGATCCTGTGCTCGTTCATTCCTCCGGAATTGACGCTCGCGGATCTCGACCAGCCGCTCGATTTCGACTGCTACCAGTTCGCGATGGTGAAGCATTACGTGCTCTCGCAAGCCTACGCGCAGGACAGCGATGACACGAACTTCGCTCTGGCTCAATACCATCTCGGCATCTGGAACAGCTTCCTGCCTGCGACGGCGCGCGCTGACGCGGCGTTCAGCGGCAGCAATCTTCCGGTCCCGGCCAACATGCAGCAGGGTGGCTCGCGCAGATGAGACTGATCACCATCCCGAAGAAGGTGCCGCTCCACGTGTTCACGCCGGAGCTTATCCTTGCCGTGCCGCAGGTTCCGACCGACATCGCGGAGAGCTACATCCGGCAATCGGCGATCGATCTGGTCGAGCAATCGCACTGCCTGAAGCGCGACATCGCGATCGCCACGCAGGCGGGGGTGAGCGACTATCAGCTTGAGCCCGGGGACGGGACGCACACCGACAAGATCGATCAGGTCTGCGACTGGCTCGGGCGCCCGTACACGGTGCTCCCGAACAAGCCGTGCTTCCCGCCGTGCGGGGTGCGCTGCGTGGACTTCTGCGCGCCCGGAACGAATGGAGGGCTCGGCACGTTCGCACCACTGAGCCCGGTGGTGGCGTGGTTCGAGCAGCCGAACGAGTTCCACGTGAACCCGGTTCCGCAGGTCGACGTCGACCTTGGCTTCATGGTGAAGCTGTCCGTGATCCCGGATCGGGACGCGTGCGATCTCGATGAACTCCTCTACCAGCGCTATCAGCCGGCGATCGTGGCGGGGGCGCTGGCCTACCTGTACGAAATGCCGGACAAGGCGTGGACGAACATCGCGCTCTCCGTGGCGAAGCGCAAGGAATCGAACATGAAAACGGCTCGCGCTCTCGGGGACGCAATGACCGGCGCCAAGCAGGGCGTGCACCGGATGACGACGGCGAGGTTCGTATGACGACCTGTTGCGACGACAAGCCGAGCAACGGGAACGCCGTTGTTCCACCGGTAAGCTGGTGCGCCGGAAACTACACACTCACCTACGATAAGGGGCGGGTGGTCAAGGTTCCGTCGTCCTCTCCGATCGAGAATGGCGTCTACGTCAACCCGACGATCACGATGCAGGATGGGTGCATCGTCGCGATCGAGGCGGGGACGAACGTCCTGTATTCCGCGTGCGACCCGTGCGCGACCCCTGCGCCGCCTCCCGTTGACGGCGGGATTGCCATCGATGGGAACGTCTGCAACCTGAGTTCGCTCAGCACTGACGGCTTGCTGACGATGCTGTTCCTCGGCCCGAATAGCTGCATCGCGCTGTCCGGCTGCGGCACCTACACGAGCCCGCTGGTCGCGGCGCCGATCATTTCTCCGGACTCCGGTAATGCGGTCGAGTGTCGCGGCAACGGGCTCTTCGTCGCCAACCCGAACGCGACGAGCGGTGCGAACTTCAACAACTGCGGGATCGTGATCGCGAACGGTCTCGTGGTCACCTTGCCGTTTCCGTTCCAGCCGGTGCTGGAGCTTGTCAGCAGCGACGGGACGGTGCTGATCGATCGCGCCCCCGCAAACCCGTGCCTCGTGGATCTTCGGGCAATCCCGGTAGATCTGATCAACATCGAGTCGAGCAGAGCTTTCCAGTACGACAACGTCGGGCTCCTCCCGAATCCGCCTGTCGGCAACGGCATTGGCGTCGTCGGGACGGTGAACCCGCGTGACGTCTACCTGTTCGTTGACAACTTCGGGTGGACGCAACTGACGGGAGTGACGGTGACGATATGAGCGGGATCCGCGTATCGTCGTTCGGTGGTCTCATGCCCCGCGAGAATCCGCAGACTCGCGGGCCGGGCGTCGCTCGTGTGGCGCTCGACGTGAACCTCGACGCGAACACGATCGCCCCGTGGCGTGAGCCCCGTCTCGTGCATCAGGAGGATTTCGACATCCTCGGCTTCATGCGCTCGGAATGTTGCTGGCTCGCTTACC